GCACGAGATTCAAGATCAAAGTATGGTTCTTTGCCGATGAATATGCCCACAGAGCCTTGAAGCCGTGCTTGCCGTGCAAACGGACAAGGAGCCCAGTTACCCAGTGCCGGATGCGGAACTTCAACAAAATTCTCCGACCAGGTTAATATATCTTGTGTGACTGTTTTAATATCCATTAGAAGAATGGCAATCCAGATTTCTTAGTTGTTTCTAAGTTGTCTTTGATAATCTCGTTGATTATCTCTCGTTCCTGTATACTCAGAGCCATGGCTTGATCATAAGTTAATCCACCTCTCATGAACCAACTCATTTTCATAGCCTCCTGGCGTATGCTTTGACAATCTTTTTCCATGCGATCAACTAGCTTGTCGATCTCCTCAGGATTAGAGCTCAGGAGGCGTTGTCGAAAAAACTTGATAGATCCAATGTGAAAGGTTGTGTGTAAGCATGAGTACAATGTTTGCAAGTCAGTGCCAGCGGTTGGATATCACTTTGTTGTTTGATCTTGATCACATGATCTCTCAATTGATTGAAAATCTTGCTGTCACAGTTTTTTAGAAAATCAATGATGTATTCGGTTTCCTGCACCATGGCTTGAGGAGTTTTGATCACTGCGATACTCTGTGCTATGGTTTTGGTAGTGGTCTCTGTGATCAACATCATGCTGCGATTCAGTTGTTCTGCTTTGATTGTGTCCTCAACATCAGTTTCTAGTACACGCATGGCCTGTTGTTGTGCCAACTGCACCTGGCTATTTTCGTTTACGGATTTGTAATTTATGGGTTGGAACCAAAATTCAAGATCACCAATGATCAAACTTTGATCGTAGTCACCTATTTTTAATCTATCATTTACTATTCGTAGGTCCACTGAAATTTCATCTTCTGTGTCGCAAGCAGGACACTGAACATTAAGATCCATGGCATGCCCGTAGCTGGCAATACGGATACCCACTAGCACAGCGTCCATGTCAGCTGATGGCATGATCCAAGGATCCCTAATAGCAGGAACACAGCTCTTGATCACATTCACCGTGGCTGTGCCGTTGAACAAAGCATCCGGTGTACGATAAGTAATTTCATCCACGGAAGTCATGGGTAAAATTGGTATTTCACCATTGGGCGGCATGTTGAGTGTGCCCGGTGGATAAAATTTGCCTTGGCTAGGCAACCGGATGTAGATTGCCGGTTGGCGGAAATATTGGGTTAAGGGGTTGTTTGGTAGCATGATTTTCCTCGCTAAATATAATTATGACAAACTCAACCCAGAGAAAAATTACAAGGACACACCATGAGTGAAGCAGAACTACAAGCACTAATAGACGATGGTTTAGCAAAGGTGCGTGCCGGTTCTCTGACTCTAGAAGAACATACCAAACGGGTAGCTGATGCGTCTAAAAATCTAGAAGGCTCATTGGGCAAACTGGGTACTACAGTTTCGACTGCGGGAACTCAGATCTATGGTGGAGTTGAAAATTTCACAAAATCCATGGCCAATGGTGCCCAAGGAGCATCAGCTTTTTCAGGGCTTATAACAGGGGCCACTGACGGCCTGGGCACTTTTGCAAAATCACTTGACAAGTTAGGTCCTGCTGGTGCAGCCCTAGGAGCATCCTTAAAAGGTATAGCAGATTTTGGTGCAGAATATGTGGTGCGTGCTCTCAAGCAAAGTGACGATTTATTCACTAGTTTCCAAGGTCTTAGCAAGGTAGGTGGTGCTGGCTCAGAAGGCATGAAGGGCGTGTTTGATAACATGCAGAAGCTGGGCATGACAATGAACGAACTACCTCAGTTCACTGCATTGATTGCAAAAAACAGCGAAGCATTGGCAGTGATGGGTGGTACAGTAGCCGAAGGAACTAAAAAGTTTGCCAATGTAGCCAGCGGTATAGAACAATCTGGGCTGCAGACTCAGTTTGAACGCATGGGTATTTCAGTACAAGCACAGAATGAAGGTATAGCCAACTATTTAAAACTGCAAACTTTGACCAGTGCCGGTGCTGTTAAATCAACAGAAGCACTCACCGCCGGTGCCGCAGCATATTTAGAACAACAAGACAGACTTAGCCGACTCACAGGAAAATCAGCAGATGCCTTGGCTAAAGAAGCAGAAACACGACAAGCCAATGAACGATATGCTGCTGTAACATTAGAGTTGCAGATGAAAGCTGATGCTTTACGGGCAGCCGGTGATGAAGCAGGTGCTAAAGCAGCTGAAGATCAGATGAAACAAAATGAGGAACTATTATCAAGAACACCTGCTGCTTTAAAACAAGGAGTTCAAGATCTAATGAGCGGGATTGTAAACAGTCCAGAAGCTCAGAAAATGTATATTGCTATGCCTGAGATGTCTCAGAAAATCATGAGCCAACAATTCAAAGCGTCAGACACGCTGGCTGCTGGTGCTAAGGAAGCTGATGCATATACTAAGAGAAATATAGGATTAGCCAAAGCAGGACTCAGTGACAAATCACAAGCGAATTTTGGAGGTGCTAGAGCCCTGGCACAACTAAAAGTAGAGGAAGGTGACAAAACAGCCAAGACAGAAATTACCACCCTCAAAGAAGGTGGTGACAAAGACATCAATAATCAAGTGGCCTTGCGTGATGCACAACGACAAACCACTACTGCCATGGACAACTTGATAAACAAAGGTGTGGGCCCGTTAAACACGGCTATGGCAACTTTGGCTACAAAAATATCTGACACTGTCACTTCGTTGCCACCTAAACTTGTTGGGGAAAAAACTGCTCTCAAACGAGAACCTACCAAAAAAGAAGCAGAACAAGGGCTTGATGTACGCCGAGGAAAATATGCACCTGCCACTGCCGGCTACGACAACTCTAAAATTCCTGAACTGTCAACAGAAGATATAGCAAAAACTTGGAAAAAATTCACGGACAATGTTCTCATAAAAACACCAGAAGACCCAGACAAGAAGAAAAAAGAAGAAGAAAAAAAGAAAACTGAAAACACCCCAGACAACAGGCCAGTTATTGTACCTGGACCTGCTCCGGCACCTAGCCCAGATAATAGACGACGGCCACCGGACAACAGACCAAGTTTTGATCTAAGCCGAGGTGCCGGTCCTGCATATCGTGCCCCGGGTGTATTAGAAGATAATCGCCCAGAAAATCAAACCAGTACCAAATCAGCAACCGAAGAGTCTACTACAGAACTAGCAACAGTATTTAGAGACGGCGTTGAAAGGCTATCTCGTGGTCAAGACGAGCAACAACAAACACTAGATGAACTAGTTGATCTCATGCGTAGAAGTGTAGGAGTGCAGGGCAAGATACTTCAGACATCTAGATAACAAGCAATAAATAACACACTATGGCAGAACCAAAACAAGGCTGGAAGAAGTATTTCAAAGTCGCAGATTTATCTGGACAGATGAGCCCAATCGCGGGCGGCAGAGATCAGGGCTTGCCCGGATATCCAAAAAACGACGGCCGACGAACCAATCAAGCGGACACTGATTTCAGTTTCAGAAACTATGCCAGCCGATTACCAGAAGTGTATTCCGGTCATCCAAATCGTATTGAACGCTATAACCAATACGAAAACATGGACGCTGACTCTGAAGTCAATGCATGTTTGGACATTATTGCTGAGTTCTCCACACAATTAAACGAACAAAACGACACACCTTTTGACATAACCTACAACGATGATCCTACAGATCACGAGATTGAAATCATCCGTAAGCAGATGCAGCAATGGGTCAAGCTGAACAAACTGGATCAACGCATCTTCAAACTGTTCCGCAATACCATCAAATACGGTGATCAAGTATTTGTGCGTGATCCAGAAACATTTGAAATGTTCTGGGTGGACATGAGCAAAGTAGTGCGTGTGATCGTGAATGAAAACGAAGGCAAACGCCCGGAACAATACATCATCCGTGACATCAACCCTAACTTCCAGAACTTGACTGTGGCAGCCAAAACCACAACTGACTTCATGGTCAACCCAAGTTCAGGTGGAGCAGGTGGTATTGGCGGCAGTATGCAAGGCGGCGGCTACACAGCACCTAGTTCAGCCATGAGTGGTGTAAGTAGATTCAACCGTGCTGTGAATGAAACATGTATCGATGCCAAGCATGTGGTGCATATGAGCCTGAACGAAGGCTTAGACACATTCTGGCCATTTGGTAAATCAATCTTGGAAAACATCTTCAAGGTATTCAAGCAGAAAGAACTGTTGGAAGATGCTATGTTGATCTACAGGGTGCAGCGTGCCCCTGAGCGTAGATTGTTCAAGATCGATGTGGGAAACATGCCCAGCCATATGGCCATGGCGTTTGTGGAGCGTGTGAAGAATGAAATGCATCAACGCCGAATCCCCACATATGGTGGCGGCGGACAGAACATCATGGATTCAAGTTACAATCCATTGAGCATCAATGAAGACTTCTTCTTTCCAGTAGGTGCAGACGGTCGTGGTAGCTCAGTAGAGATGCTGCAAGGCGGTCAAAACCTTGGCGAAATTGACGATTTAAAGTATTTTAACAACAAAATGGCTCGTGGTCTGCGTGTGCCATCAAGCTATTTGCCCACTGGCCCGGACGACTCAGACCGTGCGTTGACTGACGGAAAAGTAGGCACAGCCTTGATACAAGAGTATAGATTCAATCAGTATTGTGAGCGTTTACAAGCTCTAATCGTGCAGAAATTAGATGACGAATTCAAGATGTTCATGCGTTGGAGAGGATTCAATATTGATGCTGGCCTGTTCCAGATCAAGTTTAATCCACCGCAAAACTTTGCAAGTTATCGTCAAGCAGAGTTGGATACCACTCGTATCACAGCATTTACATCATTGGAACCACTGCCTTACTTGAGCAAGAGATTCTTGTTGGAGCGTTTCTTGGGTCTAACAGAAGACGAAATCCAACAAAACTCCAAGCTGTGGAAAGAAGAACGCTCAAAGCCAGAAATGGAAAGTTCGCAAGGGCAAGATCTGCGTTCAGTAGGTATCACACCTGCTGGATTAGAAAGCGATGTAGCCATGGGTCAAGAGATGGGCAATCTTGCACCTCCTGGTGCAGCACCCGGAGCAGCACCTGGCGGCACCATAGGATCAACTCCACCGGCCCAACCACCGGCCGCTCCTGCCGCACCTGGGGCATAAATATCTCATGATCCTCAATGAGCTTTACGAACGTAGTCCCAATGGATATCAGGATGTTGCTGCTGATAACACACAGCCTCAACTTGGGCAATTACGCAAGACCAAGCTCACATTGATGCAATTGAATAAATTGCGGAAAATGAATGATACCAGAACTTTTGAATACAACGAAAAGTTAAAAGATATCAGAACTCAATACGCACCTGCTGCTGCACCACCGGGCTAATATAGCTGCCTAAATTGGCAAAAAAACTGTCATAAACAGTAGGTTTTTCCATTAAATTGTAAATATAGATATAGATTTTGCCGGGTGGCAAAATTAAAGAATACCTATAGGAGCCATTTAAATGAGCAAAAACCAGTTTGAACAGTTGATTGAATATGTGATCAACGACGAAGACGCAAAAGCCAAAGAACTTTTCCATCAGATCGTGGTATCAAAAAGCCGTCAGATCTATGAAAATCTCATGCAAGAAGACAATGCAATGGGCATGGAACCTGATGAAGTTGACACCAATGTTGACGAAGGTGACGACATGATGGGCGGAAGCCAATCTGGTGACATGATCGACGATGTTCAAGCCGAAGAAGAAGGCATGATGGAAACCGACGACGATGCTGAATTCGACGACGAAGCTGAAGAAGATGGTGAAGATCTAACCAAGGACATGGAATATGACCATGACGAAGAGATGGATGACTCTGAGCAAACAGATCGCATCTTGGATCTGGAAGACAAGCTAGACGAACTCATGGCTCAATTTGAAGAAATGATGGGCGGTGGCGACGATGCAGGTATGGAAGACGACGGCATGGACGGCGGCGGTATGGGCAACATGGCAATGGATGACGACGAATTTGAAACAGAAGGCATGATGGAAAACATCAGCTTGAAGCAAGTTCACCCCAAAGTCACAACTCACGAAGAAGGTGACGGCAAAGCAGGTCCTGTAGCATTCAATGCTGGTCAAACAGGCATGGAAGGCCGTCCTGTACGAGCAGGCAAAAACGAAGGTGGACACCATGACACCGCTGCTTACAAAAACAGCACCAAGGATCTGATTGGTAAAGTTGGTAACTCACCAGCACAAGGCACACAAAATCTCAAACCAGCTAACAAGCCACATTTGGGTCAAGCCAGCGGTGTTAACACACGCACACCATTCCCACGCGGTGGAAAGTAATCTGCAATGAAATACTTACAGGAACATCTAAACTTCAACCAAGCCAAGATTCGCGTCTTGGTTGAAGATGGTCCTGACGGTGCAGGCAAGACATTGTACATGGAAGGTATCTGTATCGAAGGTGGAGTAAAGAACGCCAACGAAAGAGTTTACCCTGTTAATGAAATTGGCAAAGCCGTTCACAGTATCAATGAGCAGTTGCGTGGTGGTTATTCAGTGCTGGGTGAAGTAGATCACCCTGAAGATTTAAAAATCAACTTGGATCGTGTGAGCCATTGCATCGACAAAATGTGGATGGATGGTCCTGCAGGATACGGCAAGTTGAGAATATTACCCACACCCATGGGCCAGTTGGTTAAAACCATGCTGGATTCGGGTGTAAAACTAGGAGTTTCGAGCCGTGGTTCCGGAAACGTGAACGACAGCAACGGACATGTCAGTGACTTTGAAATCGTCACTGTAGATATTGTTGCCCAGCCCAGTGCTCCGCATGCATATCCCCGTGCAATTTATGAAGGACTTCGTAACATGAAGTATGGTCATAAAGTGTTGGAGATAG